CACTTGTACTGTCACTCGCATTTCCAACGATTCTTTTCCGATTGAACCTAAAACTCAGTATTTGGTCTTTACTCAAGCGGAAAAACAGATTCTTCGTACCAAAGGACTCCTCGTATCCACTGTGCATGAATTTCAGGGCAAGGAGGCATCTGATATTATTGTTGTTCGTTTGAACGACAAGAAAATGTCAGATATTTACTTGCGTTTTAATTATGCTCTTGTGGCTCTTACCCGTCATACCAAGTCTCTTCGTTATTTTACTCGATGTGATTCAGATGCGTTGTCAAAATTGATTGGTGTTGATGGTGTACGTGTCTTGCAAAAACACACGGATGATCAAATTTCTGAAATTGTTGAAAAGTTTGGTACTATCTCCGCTCCCGTTATGAAGTATGTGTCTGTCAATTCAGTTCAGTCCGTGACTTATCTTAAAGAAAATCACTCTATTCCTGAAGTAATTCCTGTTTCTAAATCTCATGGTAATACTGTTGTTTCTGGTCATTATCATCTGGTTTCGAAGTTTGCCGCGTCTGATGATTTGTCTCTGCGTATAATTCGTCAGTCAATTTCTGAGTTTCTTTATCAGTATGGTAAACTTGAAAGAGTTTGTCTTAGATCTTCATTTCTTAAGTATTTTACATCCGAAGTGCTGTCTGTTACTTTTCGAAAACTCGCTGACAAGGTTTATATTCTCACTTCAGAAAGACCTGAAGATGTCCCATATCAAATATTTAATTATGTCAATGTTAATGGGATTTCAAAAAATTTTTCTGAAGAGGTTGAAGAGAATGAGGTCTGGGAACCCACATTGATAACTCCAGTTGCAAGTGCGCAGTCGTTTGATTTGCCATTGGCACAGGAATTTCTCGATGAAGTGTTTGGTGAATCAAACTATTTCTCGAGAGATTTCGATGCATGGTTAGCTAACACCGGCACTCTGGAAATCAACGTGGGCGATATCAGTTATGACCCTGTTAAAAGTTCGACTCTTCCAATAAGATCTGTCAATGCTAAACCTATTCTTAAGACCACGTTGGGTAAATTGCGTGAGTACACAATTCGTGAGTACCTTTTGGCTGTTGAGAAACGTAACAGAAACGTTCCTTTGATTAGTGGTGTCGTTGACATCATGGATACGGCAGCCAACATGTGTATGAATATGTTTGGTCGTGCTATTAACCCCGAAGTTTTCTTCTCCCGGATAAAGGAAATAGATGTTTCGACTTACTCAATTGCTAAATGGGTCAATAAACAAGACGTTTGTGTGCTTGACAAGATTGTTCCAGAATTCAGTATGCATGAATCCGCTGTGTGCGAATACAACTTTTCCATTAAACGTCGTGCGAAACCAGTTCTCACTTGTGACGCTTACGACACGTATGCTGCTCTTCAAACCATTGT